GAATAACACCTACAAGTCGGAGGAGTCCCTCAGCAAATAAAGCAAGGACCACCCAACCGACGCACATACTAATGATAGAAGCATTACGGTTGTGTCTTCGTATAGCAGCATCAATCATCTCCTGAACTTCAGAACGAGTTACCAATTCTTCTTGTTCGTGCATCATTTTTCATCACCAAGAAACTTCGCCAGAGGGTCTCTTCTGGTCTTTACAATTTCAACTGATCTCTTGTAAAACATATTGTCTGTGTTGCCAGACTGTTCAAAAGTCTCCTTGATCTTCACCCAATTATCGTAGGTGCGTTGATCCATAGGGTTTTAGATTGAATATTATTAGTTATGCTAGTGAGTATTTTCAACCTGTCAAGTTTGTGTTGGTTTCAAGAAAGTGTTTAAGAGATTGTTAAATTCAGAGACCCAGAAGTTCTTTGAGTTCTTCTATTGTAAGTCCTGCTGCCTCTAACTTTTGTTGTGGTGTTAGAGGTTCTGGTTCAGGAATTGGGTCTGGTGGAAGAGGTTCGTTACCTTCTTCTAACCAGAGAAGATACTGTTGATAGTCAGTGTTTGCTGGGTCTGGTGGGATGAAGGCATTATCAGAGAGGCGAAGAATAGTATTTTCTTGAGTTATTTTGTAGTGTGTCATAATTCTATACCTAAAGTTATTGTAGATGTTCCAATTGCGTACATAGAACCACTTAAACCATTAGCAATAGTTCCTGCAGCCCCTCCCACAATTATGCCATTTGGATTTAGAGTAAGTGCCGACATACTAGATATAGTTTGGTCAGCACCTCCAGTTCTAAAAGATAATGTTCCAGTATATGAAACTGTTGGAAGTGCCCTCATTGTCACTGGGGTTGGTAATAAAAATCTGTATCTATTTGATGATATAGAAGGTCCAGAAGCAATGGTTTCGGAATCTGCCATGGTCAATGAGATATAATACCTCTGACATAATGCTAGTTCTTGTCCATAACTTCGTCGTTCAAACTCAGTCGCACGGTCTCCGACTTCTAACTGAACTCCGGTCAGGAAGAAATTATTACCAGCAGTTGCTAATAAGTTTGTCTGTCCTACTGCTCTGTTTGCTCCTGTTTGAGCCACCCAAGAAGTATTTAAAGTTCCACTGGTAAAATTTGAACCTGCTGCTAACCACCAGTTTACTTGAAGTGAGCGATTATTATCATTATCAAATGGACCAGTTGTATCAGCAGGAAATGTTATTACTTTCTTTTCCCAAGTATTTGCAGCATTAATTGTGTATGCTTGAGATACTTGTCTAACACCCGGTGTATCTACCTCAACTAATTCAGAGATATAAGTTCCAGTCGTTGTAGAACGAACCCAAAAAGATAAGGTTACGGGTTGAGCATTTGCAGTTCCTTTTTTAATACCTTGAAGATTATAACCTTCTACATATTGCTGTATTAATTGATATTGAGCTGCTGCCAAACTTGAATCAGCAGTTGCGACTCTCAAAATCAAAGCATTCTGGAAACCATCAGCATATGCACTACCGCCAGTGGTTGATGTTAGTGTAGTTTGTCCAGCAGATACAACACCATCATGAGAAAGTCCTAAAACAAATCTATCAGTTGTATAAGCAGCATCAATTGAAGTTCCAGCAGCACCGGTAAATCCTCTTTGATTGACTACCATTGATCCATTGATTATGATGTTTCGAGAACCACCTAACGGACCACCATTAATTGAATTTGCATAAACAGTTGTAATACCAGCACTCGTTACACCTACAATACTTGTTGCGTTGAGAGTCGCAACAGTCGTAACACCAGAAACATTTAAATTGGTTACACTGGAAGATGATAAATCAGCACCCTGAATGGATAGACTACCATCAGTTGAAGATATAATATCAGTATTTCCGTTTATCTGAATACCCATTCGTCACAAAGACTTTTTGGTATTTATAAAGCAGAGAGAGAGGGATTCGAACCCCCGGAGGCTTTCACCTCAAACGCTTTCAAGGCGTCCACTTTCAACCGCTCAGTCATCTCTCCAATATAAGTCCTCAACGGACTTCAAAATCTAAGCGTCTAACTTTACGCTGACGCCTTGCTTCCTGAAAAGCAAGGTCTTCGTTAGTAAGAACACCAGACTTTGTTTTATGACTATAAGAGTTTAGCATAACAACAGAGGATAAGTCAACTGCTGAAATCTTATCTCCACGAATGGTTGCCATATTTGGACAACCACAAGTCACAGTTTTCGTAGGATGCCCCTCTAACTCCTTACCACAGGAGCGGCATCTAATTTTTAAATTTTCCATAATCCTAGACTACTCTTCTACCGTTTCTTCAATAACTTCAATTTGTTCGTCAACCTTTTGCGTTGGTTTATCTGAAAATGAACGCAACATCCATACAAACTTGCCGTGAGACTCCATCAAATCTTGAACCAGATTTGCGGTAGCATATGACTTCTGAGTTTCTGCTTCTTCTGAAATCTTGGACATCATATCGCAAAACTGAATATTAGATTTCAATAAGTCAGAAATCATACCTTCAGCGTTTACTGAACTATTCCCTTCAGCAATAGCAGACACTTCAAGAACTCTCTTTAAACTACTGAGAGGTTTAACATTCAAATATCTCATATGTTCTGAGAGACGGTCAATCTCTTCAAACATAGTCTCATACTGTCCACCAAAAAGGGTATGAAGTTGTTGAAAATCTTCTCCTACAACATTCCAATGATAGACCCAAGTTTTATGAAAAAGGACAAAAAGAGACGCTTGTGCATCACTCAATAGTTTAAATAACTTTTCCATTATACTATACTTTTTCAAGTATTTATAAAATGGGCGAAGAGGGATTCGAACCCCCGACATTCTCCGTGTAAAAGAGACGCTGCTACCGCTGAGCTATTCGCCCGAAAAAATCAAGACTGACCCATAAGGTATTCTACAGTATTTGCTACATCATTCATAGCATCCCGTAGATGAGTTTGTTGTCCAGATTCTTGTCTGACAATCGGACGATAATCATCAGTCAAAGTCCAACGCCAGAGGTTCATATCTTTACAATACCAGAGATTAATTTTCATTTTTGAAATACTCCAGTTCTATCCAGCGAAGAAGAGTATTATAAGCATAGATAGATGCTTCTGTACAGTTGTCTTCTTTGAGTCTCTGGATATAAAATTCAAGTGCCTCAATGACCATTTGGCGGTCTTGCTGGGAAATAAGAGACATAAACCTCCTAACTCGTTATCTATAATACATTAAAAAGGGGGTCTTGTCAACCCCCCTCTATGTATCACTTCTCGCCTAAACCAACTTGTTTGACTTTGATGCGAGCCTTGTTAAGGATAGAACCAGCAAGAGGAACATAACCCAGATCATCAGCAATACCTTGTGCTTTGGTGCTCAGGGCATAGTTCAGTGCCTCGCGGACTGCTTCTGCCTTACCAGGAGCATAACCACTCTTATAGGCAAGAATCCAGGTCAGAGTGGAGATAGGATAAGCACGGTCGCCTGCGGGGTTGGGGTCTTCACCAGCAAGGGTCACGGGGTCAACCTTGATACCGTTCAGAGCGGCAGCACCGGTGACTGCAGAAGGTCCAACGAACTTACCTGCCTTGTTTTGAAGCACAGCAGCTTGGAGTTTGTTAGCACGAACAAAACCAGTGTTCAGATAACCAATGCTTCCAGGAGTATTAGAAAGAGTTCCAGCAACACCTTCGTTACCTTTGGCACCAACACCAACAGGCCAGTTGATTGACTTACCAACACCAGCAGTCCAACCACCAAAAGCATCCAGAGAGTTGGTGAAGGCATAAGTGGTCCCAGAACCATCCGAACGATGAACAACTCGGATAGAACCAGCAGCACAACCGACTTGTTTCCAGTCCTTGATGTGTCCCATAAAGATATGGACAACTTGTTTCTGAGTCAGTTTCAGTTTACAACCAGGCTTGTTATAGGCAACAGCAATCGTTCCGCCGACCATAGGAATCTGAACGACACCACGCTTGACCTTTGCTGCTTCCTTTGCCTTGATAGGTTCATCAGTAGCACC